GCACCATTCGCGACGGGCACGATCCGAGCTCTCACGGCTACGGGTCGGCGACCGACCGACGCTACGCCGAGGCCGGCCGAGTGGTCGCCGTGTCGGAGATCCTCCCGTGGCTCATCGAGAACAGTCGTGAGCTCCACGTTCAAGCGATCCACGACTACTTCGGCTCGAAGATCTGGCACAGCAACCGCAACGGCCTCGCCGGATGGCAGCAACAGAACGCAAACCCGCGTAACGGGATGGGGCAATCGTGGGCGATCTACTTCCACATCGAGACCACGCTCGCCGGATGGTCCGACAACACGCCGATCCCGAACCGTCTCGACGACGACATGAACCCGATCCCGCTTCCCGTTCCCGTCCCGATCCCAGCTCCCGGAGGTCCTTTCGTGCATGCCACCATTCGACGTGGAGACGTCAACGCCGACGTTTTCGCCGCTCAGGTCATCGTCCGACACCGCGCCGGCCAGACTCAAGTCATCGCCGACGGCCAGTTCGGCGGAGCGACCGACCAGGCGATCCGCAACGTGCAAGCGTTCTGCGGTCTCACCGTCGACGGAGTCGTCGGTGGGAAGACGTGGGCGATCCTCGACAGCCTCGCGAACAGCTAGGCCGGGGGAGTGTCAACCAGTGACGAACAGGGAACCATCGCGCGAACCGAAAGGCCACACGTGATGCAGACACCCCGCCAGCTTCTCGCCGCTCTCGCAATTGCGCTAGCAGTGATCGGAATCCAGACGCTCATCTACCGGCCGAGCTTCCTGGCGTTCTGGCCCGTGTGGTCAGCGACGACGTTCCTAGCGTCGTTCTCGTGTCTGGCCGCTGCGGTGAAACCGCGCCGGCTTTACGTCGCGCTCTCCGGCGCGACCGTTGTGACTAGCTCGGCCGCCCGTTGTCTTGCATTCGTGATCGAGCTCCTTCGCGTCGGCGACAATGGCGCCTCGGCTCCGCTCGTCGTCGCCTCGACGACATGGGCGATCGTTGCTCTTCTCTCCTATGTTGTGTGGCGCGAGTACGTCCTCCCGTGGTCGATCACGATCGAAGGCCGATGACCGCCGCCGACTCGATCGACTTCGCGAACCTGACAGGAGTCGGGATCGGCGCAGTCCTCCTCGCTCTTGTCTTCCGGACCCTCTGGCGCCAGGAAGGCGGATGGCGCGCCGTGCTCGACTCCTCCCGCTCCGATGCGAAAGTCGCTCGAGAAGATTCTGCAGCAGCCCGGGCGGACGCCTCAGCAGCCCGGAGCGAAGCGCGAGACGCCCGGTTGGCAGAGAGAGAATGTCAGCGCCGGGTAGCCCGGCTCGAAGACATGATCGGTGAGATCCGTTCAGCAGGCGCGTCGAACACTTCAAGGCTCGACGACCTCGACGGGACTCCCTCCGGCGAGATCCCCAAAAGCGCGGCCGCCGGCGAATAGCCTCGGCTACATGACCAAGTTCCTCGCTCGTGCTCGTGTGATCTTTACCGCCGCCCCGACGTACCTCGTGGCCGCTGGCGCCGTGGTGACGATCGTCGCCGACGAAGTCTCGAAGGTCCTGCCGAGCGGATGGCAGGACAACGCCGCGCAGCTCGCCGGCGCCGCCGTCGGGATCATCGGCGCCGCCGTCGGGATCATTCGACGCGTGTCCCCGGTCCTCCCGGCGCGGCGCGGCATCCTTCCGCAATAGCCGCCGACATTCTTTCAAGGAATCTTCTAGTGGCGCTTGTAACGCGGCGCGGCGCCGTGTAGGTTCCCTCTCCTCGCCCGGCGACCATGACCCGACTCCGGCCGAGAGATTGAAGGAACCATGCCAACGTCCCGGCTCGACGCCGTCGGCGCCGTCCTGTCCATGCTCGCCCGCGTCTCTGATCCACGGGAACGGATCGGCGCTATCCGCGCCGTGAGAGCCGAACTCGCGCAGCACGACGAGCGATTCGATTCCCTCCTCCGTGATTCGATATTGGAGCTCCGCGCACTCGACACCCCGGCCACGTGGGCCGAGATCGGCGACCTCCTCAACGTCTCCCAGCAGCGCGCCTACCAGCTCGCCGCCGAACACCTGCAGACCACCAACAGAAAGACACCAACATGACCACCGAAGAAACCACCGACCAGCACGCCGACGAGATCGAAGGCGTGATCCACCAGCCAACCCTCCCGACGATGGAGCTCCCGGACTACCACGGGCGCAAGCCCGTCGGTATGAAGACCTCGCTCGCCGGCGCCGGGACCCGAGTCACCCGCCCGCACACGATCGGCGACCGGATCGTCCTCGTCATCGAAGCCCGAGTGAAGAGCGCCAGCCATGAAGACACCGACGACGGTCTCGTCTACTCGGAAAAGTTGAAGGTCCTCGACCTCTTCGAGCTCGACCAGGCGCAAGGCTCCCGACTGATCTCGACGATCCGGAGTTTGTACCGCACCGGCGAAGACGCGATCAAGGGCCGCCGCCCGATCCCCGACCTCGGAGACACCGGGTACACCGACGCCTCCGGAGTGGTCCTCACCGCCGCCGAGGTTGCCGACCTCCGAGGCGATCCGATCCGGACGCTCCTCGAGCCCGAGCTCACGCCGGCCGTGGTCGTCTATGACGACGGCGCCCGGGATCTCTGGCCCGACGACTACCCGCGGCACGATCCCCGCCCGAAGGTCGGCGACCGCTACCTCACCGAAAACGGAGAAGCGCTCGTAGTCGAGCTGCTCCACCACGAGACTGGCGAGACGATCGCGCTCCTCGACGGGATACCGACGGAAGCGGAGATCTCCGACCAGGCCGCCCGCGAGAAGGCCGCCGCCGGTAAGCGCAGCGGCAACACCGCCGACGCCGTCGACGAAGTCGAACAGTCCCGCACCGAAGCCCCGCTCGAGCCCGTGTCGCGCTCGCCGCTGGCCGCCGTTCCCGATCTCCCACCGGAGGCCGACGATCCCTACGCCGGCGACCTCGGCGACAACGCCGAAGGATGGGAAACCCCCGACCGGCGCACCCCGGCCGAGGCCGCAGCAGAGCACGCCGACGACATGGAGACCGCCCGGATCGAGGCCACCCTCCCGACCGCCGACGACTTCGCGTTCGTCGATTGCCAGATCCCCGAGCTCCTCGGCAAGCTCGCCGCCGTGACCGACGTCGTGACCGCCGCCCGGATCGAGCTCGCCGAGCGCCAAGGTCGCGGCCGCAGCTTGAAGCCCCGCGCTGGCGCGATGACCGCGATCGGCAAGAGGATCGCCGAGCTCAGCGCACAAAGCGCGGTGGCGCAATGAGTGAGACCGCCCGAATCCGCGAGGCCGCCCGCGCCCTCCACCGCCAACGCCCGGACGACAACCGCTCCGGGAAGGCCCTCGAAGCCGCGCAGAAGGTGACAGCAGTCCAGATGGCCGACAAGTACCGGGAGCTCGCCCAGCGAGCAACGATGGACCTGCAGCGCCGGATCGTAGGACTCGAGGGACTGTTCGGCGAGGACGTCGCCCGGCCGATCAGCGACGCCGCCGAGGAGCTCCGGGAGGCCTTCTACGCGTCGCTCGACCAGCACGAGCTCGCCCGTGACCTTGTCGACCGCTACGTGATGAACCTCCGCACGCAGCACGCCGCCGCGATGGACGAGCTCCGAGAGATCCGCAACGAAGCGCAACGCCTCCTCCAGCTCGCCGCCGACGACGAGGACGCAAGGATGAAGCGCCGGCGCAAGGACGCCCGCACGCCGGCCCCGTGGTACTGGAAAGCCCACCAGGCCGGCTATCTCGACAACGGGAGCCCGTTCTGATGGCGCGCGAGACAGCACCGAAGACCCGCATGCAGAAGAGCGGGAGAGGCCACACCTACTTTCTCGACGGCGAATGGTGCCCGGGAGTGACGACCGTTCTCTCGAACGGGATTCCGAAGGGAGGCCTCATCGGATGGGCAAGCAAGATCCCCGCCGAGGTCGTCGCGAACGGCCTCACCGTGGCGAAGAGCGAATCCACCGGGAAGACGCACATCGTCGCCGACGAGCTCATGGCCGAGCTCAGGCAATGGCAGGACTCACGCACCGGGAAAGATGTCGTGAAATGGGGAGACCACACCCCGCTACCTCGCTCCGCGGTGGCCGACGCGATCGCATCGCTCCGCTTCCGGGACCTCGACGCAGCAGCGAACAAGGGGACCGAAGTCCACAAGCTCGCCGAGCGCCTCGCGAACGGGGAGGAGATCGAAGTCCCCGAGGAGCTCGCCGGCCACGTGAGGAGCTACCTCCGCTTCCTTGAAGAGTGGCAGCCCTTCGACGCTCTGACCGAGCGAGTCATCGTGAACCGGAGGTGGCGGTACATGGGGAAGCTCGACATGATCGCCCGCTTCGACAACCTTCCCGACTGGCTCGCCGAGCGGATCGGCTCCACGAGCGGGACCGGCCTCCTCGATATCAAGACCAGCAGATCCGGGATCTTCTCCGATGTCGCTCTGCAGCTTGAGGCGTACCGGCGCGGCGAAACCATGCTCGAAGGTCGCGACGAAGTCCCGATGCCCGCTATCGACTTCGTCGCCGCGATCCACGTCCGCGCCGACGGATACGACGTGTACGCCTTCGACATTGAAACCGAGCGCCGGCCAACGACGTTCGACATCTTCCTGTACGCAAAGCAGGTCGGCGACTGGCTCGACTGGAAGAGCGGACCGAGCTCGACGATCAAGAGCCCGGCACTGCGCGGTGGCCACCGGGAGCAGCCGTGACGAGCAGACGCGCCACGCAACGCCGGCGAGCGAACGACATGGTCCCCGTGATCCCCGGGGTGATCCCCGACCGTACCGAGGCCTCGATCGAGATGGCGATGCGCCAGGCCCACGAGGAGCTCGCACCCGTCCGCCACACGAGCGTCACGGTGCAGCTTCACACACCGGCCGAAGGTCTCGCATTGATCGAACGAGTCTTCGGGACGCACGCCGTCGCGATCATGCAAACCCAGCTCGACATCATCGGAGGCGAAGAACCGACGATCATCATCGCGACCCGTCTCCCCTCACGCACCTACCACCGCCCGCACGAAAGGCCGAACCGATGACCGACATCGTCCGCTACCAACCCCCGACAAGCTCGCTCGATCTCGCCCCGCAAGCGTGGAAGCTCGCCGAGAAGATCGCCGGGACCGACTTCGTGCCGACCGCCCTACGAGGCCGCCCCGAGGCCGTCCTCGCGTGCATCCTCGCCGGCCACGAGGTCGGGATCCCTCCGATGCAGGCCCTAGCGAAGATCCACATCATCGAAGGCCGACCGGCGATGGCCGCCGAGATGATGCGCGCCCTCGTCTTCCAACATGGGCACGAGCTCAACTACGACGACGTCTCGACTACTTCCGTCACCGCCTCCGGCCGGCGCAACGGCTCGGAGCGATGGACGAAAGTCACATGGACTATGGACGACGCACGGCGAGGAGGCCTCGACGGGAAGCAGAACTGGCGCCGCTGGCCTCGCGCCATGCTCATTGCCCGCGCTACCGCCGAGCTCTGCCGAATGGTTTTCCCGGACGTCCTCGCCGGGATCTCCTACACCGTCGAAGAACTCTCAGACGGAGACATCTCCGGCGACCTCGTGGACTTCGGTCCGGCCGAGATAGCGACGATGATCCCCGCAGCGCCGCCAGCGAACCGTGCGAAGGCCGCTCGCGCCGTGACGCGACAGAGCGCGCCGGCCGAGATCGACGTGATCGAACCGCCGGCGCCCGGAGAGATCCCCGAGCTCCCCGGCGAGATCATCGAGGCCGAGCTCGTGGAGGAGGATGACAGCTCGAGTCCGGCTTCCTCCGCCGACGTGATCGACGCCGACGTGGTCGAGCCCACGCCACCGCCGCTCCTGCCCGAGGCCGCGCCTCGACCACCGGCGCCCGTCGCCGACGAGGATTGGCCCTCCGAGGAATGGGACTCCGGCGACTTCCCGACCGAGCCCACCCCGGCCGACGCTCGCCGCTTCACCGGCCCGCAGCTCGTCGCGATCCGCCTCGGCGACCGCTTCGGGATCAAGGGGAACGGCACGGACGCCCGAGCGGAACGGATCGCTGCGATCCGCCAGATCCTCGGCCGCGAGATCGAAAGCTCGAAAGACCTCACGCCGGCGGAGATCCAGACCGTGATCGAACGGATCGACGGATGGCCCGCAGACCGACCGCTGTACGCCGAGGAGACCGCCAGCGCCGACAAGGTGGCACCGCAGGACCCGGAAACGCCGCCCGACCCCCCAGCGCCCACAGAGCAGACTGCAACACCCCGGCGGAGGCCAAGCGCACCCGCTCAGCCAGCGCCGCCGGCGCCGGTACCCGTTCACCCTGACCAGTGGACCGGCGAGCAGTGGCGCGAGCTTCTCGCCGAACGCAAAGTGAAGGTGACCGAGCTCCTCCGGGAAGCGCAACGCCTCGGCGGAACCCGGGACCCCGTGGTCTCGATCCCGCTCCTCGACAGCCTCGCCGGCTCCGGCCTCGCCGAAGAGCTCCTCGGATGGGTTGAAGACCTCTCGCTCGACCGGCGCGCCAAATGAGAGGCATGACCCGACGAGAACGTAACCGCGTCCGCCACGCGTTCGAACCGAGGCTCTCATGGGATGAGTCTGTGAGGGTTTGTCGTCAGTGCTCACAGTTCAAGAGCTCGTGGCAGCACACCCCAAACGAACATTGGCGACCTTTCCGCCGCAACCGATGACACGCGAGGAGCTCGAAGCGATCCCCGCCGGGACCGAGCTCCTCCGCGCCGTCCGCTTCATGCACCACGAAGACTTCGCCACGTGCTCGACTGACGAGCTCGTGAACGCCGCCCGATGGCTCCGCGCCGCCAGCTACTCCGCAACGGAGGGAGCTCGCCGGCTCGACTCGATCGTCCGGAAACGCCAGACCACCACCGAAGACAAGGACCCCAGCACATGCACATCCGACCCAGCTACCACCGCGACGACTACCAGCACGGAAGAGCCCCCGACGGGTACTCCGCCGCTACCGGCCCGGAGATCACCGTCGAGCAGGAGGAGGACGGTCCCGGAGTGACGATCACCCTCGACCCGCTCCCGACCGAGGCTCTCGAAGACCGCCAGATGGCGCGCACGTTCACGAGCCCCGAGGCGCGAGAGCTCGCCGCGATGCTCTGGCACCATGCCGACGAGGCCGACCGTCGCATGGGCATGCGATGAGCGGAAGACTCTTCGGAATCGACAACGTCCTAGACACCGATGATTGGTATACCCCACCGTGGATTTTTCTAGGTCTCGGCCTCGTGTTTGATCTTGATGTCGCTTCCCCCGACATTGCACCATCATGGATCCCCGCCCGAAACCGTTTCACCGTGGCCGACGACGGGCTACTGCAGCCGTGGTCGGGTGTCGTGTGGTGCAACCCGCCTTACAGCGCACCGACGCAATGGTGTCGCAAATGGGCGCAGCACCCGGCCGGGTGCATCCTCCTTCGAGCCGACCTCAGCAGCAGCGGACCGTTTGCAGCGTTCACCGCAGCGACATCCATCTACGTCGCAGCGCGCCGAATCCAGTTCGTGAACGGTCTCGGCGCACCATCGGGATCTGTCCACTTTTCGACCGTGATCCTAGGGCGCGGCCCTGCAGCCGACGGCGCCATTGTGCGACTGTCGGAAATGGCCGGAGGAACCGCCCGCCTCCTCAAAGAGTCCCTGTCATGAACGTCGCCGGCCTTGACCTCTCGACAAAACGGATTGGCTACGCCACACCCGCCGGCCACCTGCTCTCCATCTCCGGCCACGCGAAGGCCGACGACCCCTACCGTCGGCTCCACGAACTGACCCGGGATCTCGTGCGCGCCTTCACGCTGAACCCGCCGGCCCCGGACCTTGTGGTGGTGGAGGACTACGCCCTCGGCGCACCTGGTCGGCTCTCGCTTGTCCGTCTCGGCGAGATCGGCGGGATCGTGCGCACCTGGCTCTTCGAGCAGGACTTCCGGATAGCGCTCGTCCCCCCGGGTACCCTCAAACGATTCGCGACCGGGAACGGCAACGCAACGAAGGACGCGATGATGGCCCGTGCGATCGAGCTTGGCGCCCGTGGCAACGTGAACGACGACGAGGCCGACGCGTTCCACCTTCGACGGATGGGCCGAGCAGCGCACGGGCTCGAGGGATCGCTCCTCCCGCACGAGATCGACGCGATCGCCGTGGTTGCCTCGTGGTGACTTCCCAGCTCCACGAGGGACAGCGCCGGCGCCGGCCAGAAAAGCCCGCTATCGAACGGACCCAACAACCGACACGCCGACGCCGTCCTCGGCGGTAGACCATGACCGAACACCGCGCCCGGAAGAGTAGCGGAGACGCACGCGTCCCGCCTCACAACCTTGACGCCGAGGCCTCCGCCCTCGGTGCTGCTCTCCTCAACTCTGGCGCGGCCGCTGCGATCGTGTCGATCGCCCAGCCCGGCGACTACTACAAGTCCTCGCACCAGTTCATCGCCGGCGCGATCGGCCGGCTCATGGCCGAGGAGAACCCGCACGTCGACGTTGTGACCGTGGCCGAGGAGCTCCGCCGTACCGGGATGCTCGACGATTGCGGAGGCGCGCAGTACCTGCTCGAGCTGCAGAACTCGACGCCGGCGATCTCGAACGCCCACCGCTACGCCCGGATCGTGAAAGACGCTGCGGTGCTCCGCCGGCTGATCGGGACCGCTGCAGAGATCGCCGAGCTCGGCTACGACGCCCACGACGACGTGAGCACCGCCGTAGTGCGCGCCGGCGAGCTCCTCGGCCGTATGGGAATCTCGGACGCCGAGACCCTTTCGACGCTAGACGTGGCCGACGTCGGCGCGCTCCTCGCCGGGAACCTGCAGGCCGAGCAACCGGCCCTCCTTGCACGCACCGACGGAGGAGCTCTCCTCTACCCCGGGAAGATGCACGTCTTCCAGGCCGAACCCAGCTCCGGGAAGAGCTGGCTCGCTCTCGTCGCGGTGGCCGAGGTCCTAGCGATGGGAGGGAGCGCCGGGTACCTCGACTACGAAGACACCGGCCCCGCGATCCTCGGCCGCCTCCGAACCCTCGGCGTGACCGACGCAGTGATGGCCGCCCGCTTCTACTACGCCAACCCCACCGGCCGCTTCGGCCCGGCCGAAAAGCTCTCGCTATGGAACGCGCTCGACCGGATGAACCTTGACCTCGTGGTGATCGACGGAGTCGGCGAGTCGCTCTCCCGGGAAGGCCTCTCGGAAGACAAGGCCGACGACGTGATCCGCTGGACCGATCTCCTTCCGCGGCCGATCGCCCGGACCGGCGCCGCGGTGCTGATGCTCGACCACGTCGCGAAAGACCCGGAGCAGCGCGGCCGCTGGGCGCGCGGTTCCGGCGCGAAGCTGGCCGCCGTAGATGGCGCGTCGTATCAGATCAAGGTGCGCGTTCCTTTCTCCCGCCACCGGCCAGGCCGCTTCGACCTGGTCGTCGCCAAAGACCGGCCCGGCGGAGTCGGCGCGATCGGCGAGATCGTCGCAACCGTTCACGTCACCCCTCACGCCGCCGGCGAGCTCGTGACGGTGCGCGTGGAACCGCACACCAACGAGCAGGCCGCACCTACCGACTCGTGGAAACCGACCGTCATCATGGGCAAGGTGTGGCAGGCCCTCGACGGTTCGACCGCACCGCTGACCGCCTCCGCTCTCTCGTCGCTCGTCCATTCCGACAAGCCGCGACTGGTGAAGGAAGCGATCACGAGACTGATCGCCGAAGGCTTCATCGCCGAGACCGGGAAGAGGCCCAAGACGTTGCGGATCGTCAAGCCCTACACCGACGCCCCTCAGCTTGCCGCGCCAGCGTGGCGCGAGGAACCGCCGCCCGAGCTCTTCGAGGATCACGACTATCACCCCTCAGACGCCGACCTTGCCGAGATCGACCGTCAGCGCGGCTTCTACCAGCACCCCGAGTTCTAACCCAACAACCAAGGAGACCACCATGCCCACCCCGCCCGACCTCGATCGCCTCGCTCGCCAATATCTCACGAACAGCGCCCGATGGTTCCCGCATCTCCACGACTACGACGGGAGCGCCGCCGTTCACTTTGCGCTCGGTCTCGCCGGTGAAGTGGGGGAGCTCGTGGAAATCCTCGCGTTTGCCGAGCCCGGCCAGCCCACCGACCCCCGCACCGGCGAGGAGCTGGCCGACGTGACGATCTACGCCCTCGACCTCGGCGCCGTCCTCGGCCTCGACCTCGACCTCGCTTATCGGCATGGCGCCCTCTACGCCACAGGCCGCTGGCCCGACCTCGTGATCGCCGCCGGCCTCGTGTGCAACCTCACAAAGAAAGTCAACCGCGGCGACACGATCGCGACCGAACAGATGGAGGACAAGGTCGGCCGGCTTCTCGCCGAGGCTTTCGTCTTCGCCGCCGAGAACTCGATCGACCTCCTCGCAGAGATGACCGCAAAAGTGGCCGTATGTGAGGCCCGATGGGGAGGCTCTCGTGGGTGAGAACAGCATGCCCGACCCGACCTACTTCGCAAACGGAACCGAGGGTGGCGCGTGGTCGTCCGCGTGGTGCGCGTCATGCACCGCCGACCACGCCTACCACCCCGACGGAACCGGCGACCCGACCGGGTGCCCGATATGGCTCGGAGCTCTCGCCGGCGAAACAGTCGAACAGTTCACCCAGCGACCCGGCCCGCCGTTCGTGCTCCCGCCCGACATCGTCTGCAGCTCTTACAACCCGTGCGAGCTCGGAGCGTGCACCGGCGACCCGGAACCGCAGGCGCGCGCTGCAGCTCGCCAGCGGGTGCGCGACGGGTGGCCCGACCGATGATGATTCGAGGAGACGCCCGGACGATCCCTCTCGCCTCCGGCTCCGTCGATTGCGTGGTGACTTCACCGCCCTACTTGAAGCAGCGCACCTACGGGACCGACGACGAGCGCGAGGTCGGGCGCGAGGAGACCGTCGCCGAGTACGTGACGATGATCGCCGACGTCTTCGACGAGATCCGGCGCGTGATGAAACCCGACACGAGCTCGTGCTGGCTGAACCTCGGCGACAAGGCCAACAACTCCGGAGGCGCCGGCGGAGACTGGGCCACCGCAAAGAAACCCAGGAGCAACGCCGGCGGAGGCCCCGGCCGCTTCCGAGACCCCGCCTTCGCCGAGGGATCGTTCGTGGACGTCCCCGGCCACGTCCTGCACGAGTTGCTCCGCCGAGGATGGCGCCTCCGGCTCCCGATCGTGTGGGACAAAGGCCGCGAGTCCCCCGAATCCCTGCAGCACGTTCGCCGGCCGCGATGGTCACACGAGATGATCTACCTCCTCGTCCCGTGGGAACGAGCGCGCCGGGCCCGTGACCTCCGCCCGAAGTGGTACCCCTCCGGCCTCGTCGAAACCGGCTCCGTCTGGCACTTCCCGCCCGGAAGTTCCGGCGACCCTCATCTCGCCCCGTTCCCCGACGAGCTCGCCCGCCGCTGCATCCTGCCGACCACACTCCCCGGCGACATCGTGCTCGACCCCTTCGGAGGAAGCGGGACCGTCCCCCGAGTCGCCGCCGCGCTCGGCCGCCACGGGATCGGCCTCGACCTCTACGCCGGCCGCCCGGACCTCGTCCACGGCTCAGCCCTCACCGAACAGGAACCAACATGAACGACCCGACACCGCCGCTCTCAATCGTCCTACCCGGCTCTCGCGCCGTCGAGCTCGACGCCGGCGAACGCTGGCAGCTCTTCGAGGGAGAATCTCTCGGAGTGATGCAAGCCATCCCCGACGCCACCGTCGCCGCCGTTATCACCGACCCGCCCTACTCCTCCGGAGGCTTCACGCGCGGCGACCGGATGGCCTCGACCACCAACAAGTACGTCCTCACCGGAACACAGATCGACCGCCCGGACTTCGCCGGCGACAACCGCGACCAGCGCGGCTACCTGAAATGGTGCATCGCGTGGCTCGACGAATGCCTCCGGATCACCCGACCCGGAGGCTCGCTCCTCATGTTCACCGACTGGCGCCAGCTCCCCACGACAACCGACGCCGTCCAGAGTGGCGGCTGGGTCTGGCGCGGAATCATCCCGTGGGACAAAGGCGACGGGACCCGACCCCGACGAGGAGGCTTCCGATCGCAGGCCGAATACGTCGTGTGGGCAACCGCCGGCGGAGTACGCGACGACGTCGACGCGTGTCTCCCCGGGTGGCTCCACGTTCTCGACGACAGCACAATTATTCCCGGATGGATTCGCCCCGGTCTCGCAGGCCGACAAGCATCACATCACCGGGAAACCGACAGAGCTCATGCGCCAGCTCTCGCACATCTGCCTACCGGGTGAGCTGATCTTCGACCCGTTCGCCGGATCGGGCACGACCGGAGTCGGCGCGCTGATGGAAGGCCGCCGATTCATCGGAGTGGAGAAGATCGCGAGCTACGCCGACGTCGCCCGCCGGCGGATGGCCGCCGTCGAAGCAGCGCCGACGCTCTTCCCGGAGAAGTTCACCGCCGGCGCGCTCGACCTCGACTACCCCGAGCCCGAGGATCTTGCGCCCGATCTCGACCCCGCACAGTCGGACATCTTCCCGTGAAGTGGCAAGAGATCGGCAAGATCCCCGAAATCGCTTCAAGTCTGACTAGAAGATGTCGATACTAGAGACATGACCGCAACACGCAACACCCAGCCCGCCCGAGCCCATCTCTTCCGCAGCCTTCGCAGCGCCGAGGCCACCGCCGCCGGCTACGCCGAGCTCGTCGCACTCATCGAGAACTCCGCCCGAATCAAGGCCGGCGGAACCAACGCCGTCGCCGGGATCTTCGCCGCCGAACTGAACCGCATCCGCGATCTTGCCGAAGAGATGGACAGCGACGCCGACGACTGCCGCGACCGCCTCCTCGAATCTGGCTACACCGCCGAGGACTACGAAGCATGGCTGCAGGCCGCACGATGAACACCGAACGACGCTCCCACCCCCGCAACACCACCCCAGCCTGCCCCCACTGCGACTCAACCCGCCTCTCCGCCCACCATCTCCGCGACACCGGCGACCTCAGCCCCGAAGACGCCACCCGCCTCGGCTACTGCCCGACGCTCGTCGCGAAACGGACCGGCCTCCGCGTCGGCCCCGGCCGCCTCATCCCGTTCGCCGAGCTGGACACAGTGACAGCATGAACCGCCGCCGCCGCCGCTTCGAGCACGCACGCCTCGCCCTCGTGACGACCTTCCTCGGCTCGATCCCCGCCGCCGCCGTGATCCTCGTCGCCGCCTTCGAGAGCGTGGCGCCGTGATCGCCCAGCTCCCCCTCTTCGAGCTCGACCACGTGACCGGCGGAGTCCAGCTCTCCCTCGACGACCTCGCCGGCGCCCGGCCGGAGCTCGTGATAGTTATCCCGTGCTCCGGCGAGAAGGCGCCCGGCCTCTACAACGCCGCCGGCGAGCTCTTCACCGCCGGCGAACGGTACACCGGCCAGTTCCACCGCTACGCCCGCCAGCATGCCGAGCGGATCGGCGCCGACCGCGTGCTCGTCCTCTCAGCGTGCTACGGCCTCCTCGCCCTCGCCGACCTCTGCCCGGACTACGAGAAGAAGATCACCGACAAAGACTCGATCGTTTCGACCCCGGCCAAGCTGGCCCACCAGGCCCTCACCCGCGGCCTCCGCCGCCAGGACGTCCAAGTCGTCTCCCTCTGCCCGGCCGCCTACTCCGCCGAGCTCGCACGCGCCGTTCCCGAGCTCGTGACACCGCTCGCCGGCTCACGCGGTATCGGCGAGCAGCGCGGGCGGATCGCCCGCCTCACACGTCAGGACCTCAACACATGACCGAACCATCGACCGCCGAGGAACCTCAGGTACCAACACCCGCAGCAGGCCAGCGCTGGCACTCCCTCGCGTTCAAGCGAGGGGATCACGAAGGCCGGGTGGAGGTTCTAGGTGTGCTCGACTCGACGTCATACGGACTGATCGTGATCGAGCACCTCGTGCACGCAGGACCCGCGCTAGGAGCTCGCCCCGTTGTGGACTTCCTGAGACACCGCACCTACCACGCGCAGGACCTCACGACATGACCGCCGAGCTCCTCGCCCGCATCATCTGCCAAGCCATCGCCTACGGGGAGCTCATGCTCACCACCGACGAGCACGACACCTACCGCCAATGGCAACCCCACCACCCCGGCGCAGCGATCGCCGTCGGCCACGGCCGCATCATCCCGTTCGCCGTGATCCCCGTCCGCGTGCTGCAGCTCACATGATCCAGCTCCTCCTCTTCCCGCTCCCACCGGCCCCGCTGCAGCTCGCCCTCGAGCTCGCCGCCTCTTTCGAGGTCCCGAATCCGGTATCTCGCTTCATCCCAACCACGAAAGGCCCCACCATGACCACCACACCCGCCCGACGCCGCGGACCGCTCCGCCGGTTCCTCGACCGCCTCACACGCCCCCCACGCTTCGGAACCCCATCCCGACCGTTCCCCAGCTCGACCGCCGACCTCACCCCCGACGACTGGCGCGTCATCCGCATCGCGCTGCAGCGCGCCATCGTCGAGCACACCGCCGGCGACCGCTGGCCCGCCGCCGAAGCCGCACAACGCGCCCTCGACAAGACCGGGACCATCGCGTGAGCGCCGGCGGCTACGACGCAAAACGCTTCGTGATCGGATACGACCGCGCCTACATCGGAGCCGCACTTCACTGCCTCGACTGCATCGAATCCGGTGCAATCACCGAACACGAGGAGCTCCACGAGATCACCGACGCCACCCTCGACGCCGTCGAACAGTTCGCCTACCAACACTGGGTCACCCACCATTCCTCCGGAACCGAGCTCACATGATCGACAACCTCTTCACCGTGTGGATGCAAACCGAAGGCCTCGACCTGACCCCGATCCTCTGCACCACCGACAACACCGCAACCCGACTCGTCAGCGACCTCACCGCCGCCCGCATCATCACCGGCGCCGCCCTCGTCTCATGCTGCCAAAACGAGAACATCGCAATCGCATGCGCACGAGACGCCTACGACCCCGACGAGCTCAACCGGCCGACCGAGATCCTCATGCGCTGCGCGCTGGCCACCGGCATCCCGTGGCCCGCAGACCTCGGCCAGCACGAACCCGAGTACTCCGCCCTTCCCCATGCCGACTGACCGCCGCCACCCCATCTACAGACGATCCCCCGAGCTCGTGCTCGCCGTCCTCGGCCTCGTCTATGAGGCCGAGGAACCGATCCCGTGGCTCGACCTCCTCGGCCAACTCACCACCGACCGCTACCCGTGGAAAACCGTCGAAAACACCCTCTACGACCTCGTCGCCTTCGGAGCACTCCACCGGATCGGGAAACCCGGCCTCACCCGCACCCCCGACACGAGAGCACTCAAAGCAACACCCCTCGGCCGCGCATGGCTCGACCGGGACCTACTCGACCTACCACACCACAACAACACCGAGGAGCACACATGAACGTGTACATCGTCCACACCCAATACAGCGACGGCTCGGACTCCTACCAGGTACACGCCACCAACCCAGGAGACCTCGCGAACCTTCCCGGGCACCAGGTGTACCGACGGATCTATGAGCGCGAACTGTTCGGCCACACCGACCCCCCCGCGCAGGCCGAGCAGCCCCCTAGCGAGGAAGCCGTGAGCAAGCGCGATTCAATCCCTGCAGCGATAGCCGCAAGAAACGTCGCCCGCTGGATCGAAGAGCTCAAAGACAGCGTACCGATGTCGTTCAGCGACGGCATGTTGGGCATGCCGTGGCCGATCATCGCCGCTGCCTACATCGCATGGCTCGAAACCTTCCGCGAGCACCAGTGAACGCCGCGTGGGACTCCGGAGCCATCCTCGCCGGCGCCTTCCTCGTCGCCCTATGGCTCGAAGTCATCAACCACTACCGAAGCTAGGCCGCGACGAAGTACCCGACGTTCACACGACCGAGCACACCCGCACCACCAGCAGCACACACGACCGTTGAAATCGTGTTCGCCGCCGACGACTTCAACGGTTGAGCCATGTCGATGAAAACGTCCTTTTCCGTCCCGCCGGCCGCCATCGCATTGCCAACCGACCACGCCGGCGACCCCGGAAGATTCGTCGTGGTGTGAACGATCGTCGCTGTCCCGGCAAGGATCGCCGTCGCGTTCCTCGTGATGTCGATATGGGTTATGTAGTGGAACAGCCCAGCACCCGCCGCCGGAAGAGACGCCGTCGCCGCAGTGTTCGCCGCCGCGGTCGCCGTCACCCAAAGAGTCGTCGGGTACGGACGTTCCAGCGACGGCCGCAACGCCGCGACAGTGCCACGGACACCGACGTCGATATTCCCCGACGTCCACGCAAAAACCCGGACCCTGACAGCAGCGAAGCCGCCGACGTGAGCAACGAACTGCAGAGCCGAGGCCCCCGACAGAACCACATTCACGAGCACCGCTTGACTCGCCAAGTTCACGACAGGAACAGCCACGAAGTTGATCCCGTCGATCGACGCCTCAACAACCAAAGTGCCGGCGAACGCCGCCGAACGAGCATCAATAGAGATCGTCGTCTGACCGTTCAGCTCCACCAACGTCTCAGCGTTCAGCGAAGCAAGAAGCACCGTCAAAGGCCGGGTATCGACGACCGAGTTACCGGTGATGACGTCAAGAGGCCCGGCGATCTCATTGCCGCGCGAATCGTACAAAACAGCCATGCTTCACAACCCCATTGCGTAGGCGACTCGGAACGAGCCGCGGATCGGATCTTTCGCACTTCCGAGCATAACGAACGAACCAGTCCCAACCGAGACAACCGACCACGCCACCGGATCGAGCTCCGGCTCGTTCTCGTCGCCGGCGACCGGGACACCTTGACAAATCATGATGATCGAGGCCGGAACCACCATCGCATCTACGACCGTCACCCGATTGAAATTGTCGATCGTGACCGTCGCCGTCTTGAACACTGAACCCGTCGCACCCGTCGCACCCGTCGCACCCGTCGAACCCGTCGCACCGACAGCACCAGCAGGACCGACAGCACCAGCAGCACCGTCGAGTCCTGGCGCTCCGTCGAGACCTGCAGCACCGGTAGCACCGGCCGACCCCATAGGACCTGCAGGCCCAGCCGCACCCGTCGAACCATTCAGACCAGCCGCACCCGTCGAACCATTCAGACCAGCCGCCCCAGCCGGCCCGGTCGGCCCGGTCGGCCCAGCAGCGCCCGAAGAACCTGTAGGACCTGCAGCACCCGTCGAACCGGCCGCACCCGTCGCGCCAGCAGCGCCAGCCAGACCCGTCGGCCCAGCAGGACCGACAGCACCCGTCGAACCCGTCGGCCCAGCAGGACCAGGAACAACAGAACCCGCACCAGTCGCACCGACCGCCCCAGCAGGACCGACAGCACCCGTTGCACCACCAGGACCGACCCCACCAACAGCACCAGCCGCACCCGTCGGCCCAACAGCCCCGACCGCTCCCATCGCGCCGACAGCGCCGACCGCTCCCTGCGCGCCAGCTGGCCCGACAGGCCCAGGACCACCAGTAGGAACAACCTCCACCAGGATCGGCGCCGGCGGAACAACCTCCACCACGATCGGCGCCGGCGGAACAACCTGCACAACCACGACCTCAGTCACGGCCTCGACACCTGCCGCTCAATGATCCACGACAGCCGCCGAAGATACGTCGTCGCCCCGACCTGCACATCCAAAAAGTAGATACCAGGAACCAACGGAACCTCAGCCAACGACAACACCAGATCCGCACCATCAACCGCAACCGACCACGAACCGAACAAACGATCCCGATCATCCCGAATCTGTGCCGACACATTGCCAGGCGCCCCAACAAGAAACGACAAACTCGGAAACCGCAACCGCCACGCGTACGAATCACCCGCAACAGCCGAAGGAAGCACATCAGCACTCATGAGCCGAGACGCTACCCCCCAACACCACGACCAGCGAGTGACCTCACGTAACGAGCACAGTCACCAACACCACCACGAGCACCACCACGAGCTGCACCAGCACACCAGCGAACCCGCCACACCACGGAAACCTCGAGCCCGAACTCACACCGACACCAACTCAGGCAACCCAGTCACCACAACCAACGACACCAGCTCCACCGGCCGACCCGACACAACCTCCACCAACACCCCACCAACCTCGACAACGTCCAGCACCACCACGCCGCCACCGTCCAAAGTCACAACCGCCAGACCGGAATCCATGCCACCAACCATAACCCACAACCTGTGGACAACCAAGGACATTGAAACCCTCGTGAGGTCCGCCGGCAGAGTCTCTCGGCCGTGGGTGCTCCCCTCCGCGAACGGGGAGCATACCCAGGTCGTCAAGGACTCCGCAAGACCCAACCGACAAAACCTCCGGCCCTTGTGGAAAACTGCCAGCGTGCCGCACTCACCCGCCTATCCATGCCGCATCACCGGATGCCCCAACCTCCGCCCCTGCCCCACCCACCCCGACCCCAAACCGTGGGCAGAGAGCAAAGCCCGACGCAAGACAAACGGACTCACCCTCAGCAGCAGCGCCGAAGCCAGACGCCGAACCAAGATCCTCCGAACACACCGCTACACATGCCACGTGTGCGGCCAACCCCTCGCCGACGAAGTCGACCACGTCATCCCCCTCGCCGAAGGAGGAGCCGACCACGAAACCAACCTCCGCCCCATCCACCGCGTCCCATGCCACGAGCGCAAGACAGCAGCAGAACGCCGGCGAGCGATCGATCGACGTCGAGGCCGGCCAAGCTCATGAGCGGGTGGGGTACCACCGCGTGGGCGAACAGCAGCAGGGTCAAGGGGGGCTGCGCGTTTGCGCCAGGACACGTTTTCGCTTCGGATCCGGCTCTACCGGCTACCGTTGAGACCATGCCGCGCCGCTCGCCTCGTGAGGACAGGAAGGCCCCGCACGGGAGGCCAGGCCGGAACCTTTCAGCGCGGGCCCGTAGTGAACGGGAGGCGCGCCACCGCAACGAGGTCGAGGAGCAAGCGCAGCTCGAGGACCGGACTCGGCGAGCTCGGCCGCCGGCCCCGATTGTCTGCCCGAGGGGGAAGGCCGGGTGGTCTGAGGCGATAGCCCGGGAGAAACTGGCGCTCTACGCCGAGAGCTCTCGGCCGCTTCGGCCGGTTCGTGTCTATCTCTGCCAGCATTGTGCAGCGTGGCACCTGACGAGCTTGCCTGAGCAGGCGCCGAAGGTGGCGCCGCCGGCTTCGTTCGATCCTTCGAGGCCGAGGATCGCGCCGCCTTCGCCTCGGCTTCGGCCGCCGAGCTCGAGCGGGAGCTCGTGATGGGAGTCCGGGGACCAGTGCCAGCGCCCGACAACGTGCGATCGCTTCGAGGGATGAAGGCTCTCCGCACTTCGGACGGCCAGAAGGCGCGCCGGATCGTTCTCGCTCCGAAGGCGCCGGCGATGGTGAAGGGATTGAGCCCGGCCGCCGGCGCGGAGTGGCGCCGGGTGACGAAGGAGCTGGAAAGGGCAGGAGTGCTGGCCGACGTTGATCGCGGTGTGTTGACCGCGTACGTGACTGCGTGGGCGCACATGATGGAGGCCGAGGCGATACTCCGCAAGGATGGCGTAGTGATCGAATCGAAGCGCGGCGACACTGGCGCCGTGAAACATCCGGCTTGGCAGATCTACCGGGAGGCGAACCGCACGATGTTGGCCGCCGCGGTGCAGCTCTACATTACGCCCGTGTCTCGGCTCCGGATTCCCGTCGCTCCGGGATCGGCCGGAGTGGGTGACGATGCCGACGACGACGCCTTCGACTGAACTGATCGAGGTGCTCTTCCCGATCGAGCGCGAGGAAGACGCGTGGAGCGTGATCGGCGAGCACGTAGCTGAGCTCATCGCCGCCGGCCTCGTGATCGAGACCGGATGGATGGAGGACAACGAGCCCCTCCTCGTGACTCCGCTCCCGGCCGGCTCGCACGTGGTCTACTGCCGCTCCCGGGTGGAGCGCGTGGTGAAAGCTCTCGGCAAGCTGCAGCAGATCAAGGGCCGATGGGCGCGGCATCCTCTTCGGCTTTTCGACTGGCAGGTGTTCTACGAGATCGCTCCCGTCTTCGGGATACTCGATGAGCGGACCGGCTTCCGGATGATCCGGACCTGTTGGTTCGAGAAGCCGCGTAAGAACGGGAAGAGCACCGAGTGTTCCGGCCTCGGCATCTACCTCGCGTTCGGCGATGGGGAGGAGGGCGCCGAGGTCTACGCCGCAGCTCGTGACAAGGCGCAAGCTCAGATCGTTTTTGCGCCGGCAAAGGTGATGGCCGAGCGATCGCCGGAGCTCCGGAAGAAGCTCGGAGTTCGTGGGATCACGAAGGGCTACCTCACGAACCCGACGACCACAAGCATCTTCCGCCCGCTGGCCGCCGACATAGGAGGGAACCTCCACGGCTTGAATGTTCACGGCGGGATCGTTGACGAGGTCCACGTTCACCGCACGCCCGACACGATCGACGCGATCGAGACCGGGACCGGATCGAGAGAGCAGCCGCTGGTCGTTTTCATCACGACGGCCGACGAGGGCAAGACCGGCTCCATCTACGACATCAAACGGACCTATGTCGAGAACCTCGCCGCCGGGACGATCGTCGACGTGAGTTTCTACGGAGTGGTTTTCGCAGCGACCGACGAGCAACTGCAGCGCGACCCGTTCGGGATCGGCACGCTCACCGCTGCGAACCCCGGGATCGGGTACACCGTTACAGAGGACTACCTTCGCGGCAAGGCCCGCGAGGCCAGCAACTCCCCGGCACAGCTCAACCGTTACCTCCGGCTTCACTGTGGGAAGCGAACGAAACAGACGATCGCGTGGCTCACGATGGCGAAGTGGGACGCAGCCGCCGGCTCCGTCCAGCCCGAGGACTTCAAGGATCGGACCGCTTACCTCGGCTTCGACCTGTCGGCCACTACGGACTTCACGGCCGCAGTGTGGATCTCTCCCTTCGAGGTCGAGTACCGCCGCTCGACCGTCCTCGCCTACCTCGTGTGGGCGCGGTTTTGGATTCCCGAGGAACGCGTCGACGAGCTGGAACGGCTGACAGGAGTCCCGCTGCGAGCTTGGTCGAAGGCCGGCTGGCTGACGCTGACCGAAGGGAACGTGGTCGATTATGCGAAGGTGCGCGCCGACATGTCCGCCGAGACCGAGCGCCTCGGCTGTACGGTCGCGGAGGTCGCGTACGATCCGTGGAACGCGACCGAGACAGTGCAAGAGATGCAGAACGAAGGGCACAACATGATCCCGACCCGCCAGGGCTACCTGAGCTTGAACGCTCCGGCGAAAGAGATCGAGCGCGCCGTGATGGGATCGACCCCGGAGCTTCCGCTGTTCAGGCATGGCGGGAACCCCGTCCTCCGGTGGATGGCCGATTGCGCCGAAGTGATGCAGGACCCCGCCGGGAACATCAAGCCCGCAAAGCCCGACCGCCGGAAAAGCTCGAAGCGGATCGACGGTATCGCTGCCGCGGTGAACGCCATGTCCCGAGCGATGCTCCGCACCGTTCCAAAGAAGAAGCGCCGCTCCGGCGGCTCTGTGTAAGAGGAGGTCCCCGAGTGGCCGAAGATACCCGCGACCCGATGAAGGTCCTCCGCAAGCTCCACGCCGAGCTTGTACGCCGGCGACCAGTGATCGAGAAGGCCGAGGCCTACTACGACGGCGCGCACAATCTGGCGTTTGCGGGCGAGAAGTTCTTGGAAGCGTTTGGAGGTCTCTTCGGCGCCTTCGCCGACAACTGGTGCGGAGTCGTGGTGAACGCACCGGAGGAGCGGATGGAGGTACAAGGTTTCCGGGTGAACCGGAGCACCACCGCCGACGCCGGCGCGAAGAGGCTGTGGGAGCTGAACGAGCTCGACCTGCAGAGCGGGATGGGTCATCTCGATGGCCTCATTTCCGGCGCGTTCTTCGTCACATGCTGGCAGGGAGACGACGACACGACGCCGGAGATCACCGTCGACTCCTCGACGATGACCGTCGTCGAATGCCACCCGAAGATCCGCAAGCGGAGGACCTCGGCCCTCCGTTCCTACCTCGACGACGACGGCTACGAGCATGCCGAGCTGTTCTTCCCCGAGGCCGTCTACCTTTTCCGCTCGCAGGCGAAGCGTACCGCCGGCGGAATGGTGGACCCAGGCCGCTCACGATGGGTGATCGAGGACCAGCTTGACGTCTCGAAAGACATTGACTCCGCCGGCAAGATGCGGAACCCGCTCGGAGTGGTTCCCGTGGTCGAGTTCTTGAACATGCCTCGGCTCACCGTCTCTCGTCGCGCCGGATGGGCCGCACACTCCGAGCTCTCCTCTGTGATGCCGCTGCAGGACGCAGTAAACAAGCTCGTCGCCGACATGCTCGTCGCGTCGGAGTTCGCCGCCTTCCCGCAACGCTGGCTCACCGGCTACGAGCCCGACGACATGATCGGCCCGGACGGAAAGGCGACCGGCGAGACTCTCCCTCCTAACTTCAAGGGCGGACCCGGGAAGCTCTGGTGGCTCGAAGAGGAGAACGCAAAGTTCGGCCAGTTCGAGGCCGCCGACCTCTCCTCGAGCGTGACTTCGATCGAGCTCATAGTGCAGCACATCGCGAGCATTTCGGCCACGCCTCCGCACTACCTCCGAGCTTCCGCAGACCGGCTCTCCGGCGAGTCAATCAAGAGCGCCGAGAGTGGGCTCGTCGCGAAGGTCCGCCGCAAGACCCGTGGATGGGGCGCCGGGTGGGAAGAAGTGATGCGGATCGCCGGGAAGATCGCCGACCTCCCCGAGCTCGCCGGCGCCACGTCGATGGAAACCATCTGGCGCGACCCTGAAACCCGCACCGAGTCGCAGCACGTGGACGCCGTCGCGAAGAAAAAGGATCTCGACGTTCCCGGGCCCCAGCTATGGGAGGAGCTCGGCTACACGCCGGAGCAGATCGCCCGCTTCCCCGCGATGCGCGCGCAGATGCAGCTCGAGGGAATGGCAGCGAACGCCGCCGAGCGAGCTCGTCTCGCAACCTCGGAGGCCGACCGTCTCGCCGCCGCTTCCCTCGCCGCGACCGGAGGCCTCCCGCCGGCGAACCAGGCGTAGCTCGTGGCCGATCCCGCCGATCTCGTCCGAATCCAGCAGGCGCACCACCTCCGCTTCCTCGGAGTGCAGGACGGAACCGCTCAGCTCATCGGCCAGCAATGGGACACGTTTGCAGGCCTCGACGACGTCGCCGCCTCACAGTTCACGGCCGCGGCCGCCGTGGTTCTGGACCAAGCAAAGGCGCAGACCTCGACGCTCGCCGTCGCCTACATGTCCGCAAACGACCGGCTTGGAGGCTTCCCCGCTTCCGGCCTCGTGCCCGTGCTCCCGGAGATCCGCGGCGGAGTCCCCGCCTCCGAGGTCTATCAGCGCTCGATCGTCGAAGCGCGGGCCCGGGTGGCGAAGGGCGCAACCTTCGACGAGGCGATGGCCTCCGGTCGAGCTCGCGCTGTGACCGCCGCCCGGACCGACGTCAGTCTGGCGAACAAAGGCGAGATGGCCCGGGGAGGCGCGCTCCGCCCGTGGGTCGTCGGCTACCGCCGGGTGCTGACCGGCCGCTCGTGCGCGTTTTGCGCAACCGCCTCGACCCAGCGATACAAGAGCGCCGACCTTCTCCCGCTCCACCCCTCGTGTGACTGTGACGTGGCCGAGATCTTCGGCACCGATGACCCCGGCCAGATCATCAACCGTGATCTCCTGCAGGAGCTCAAAAAGGTCGGCGCCGAGGACGGCCAGCCCGACTACTGGAACGGCCCGTACATGGTGGACGAGACCGGCGCGATCCGCTACCGCAAAACCGAGTATGTCACCGACGCCGCCGGGAAGCCGATCCCCTCGAAGGACGGATCGACGGCGCGCCGGATCTCCGTCCCCGGCGACAAGGTCCGGGTAGACGTGGTCGAGCACGGGGAGCTCGGCCCGATGCTGACCGACGCAAAGCACGCCACTACCACGCCGGCGGATATCTCCGCTCCGGGCCCGGCGCGCCGCACGCGCTCGACCACCAGCGACCCCGACGTGCTGGCCGAGGCCCGCCGGCGCAACGTCACCCCCGATCGCGTGATCGAGCTGCGAGAGCAGAAGGCCGAGCGCCGCTTCCTCGAAGACCGAGCCCGCCGAGCTGCAGATAAGGCCCTCGACGCAACCGACCCCGACGTGATCCGGATAGCGAAACAGAACGGAGTGACCCCGGACGAGGTCCTCTCCGCCCGCTCCCGGGTGGCCGACGTCCGCAAGATCGCCCGGGAGGAGGCCGCCAACGTCCAGACCGAAGCCCTTCGAGAGCTCGACCGCCTCGACTCTGTGAAGCTCAAAGCCCCGCCGAGGATCGGAGCGAGGACCGGTAGCGGCTCGACGGCACGCGGCGGGGAATACGACTGGCTTGAGCAATTATCGAACCGGGAGAAAGCCCGGCTCTCCCGCTCGTGGTACGGAGGCTCACAAGGCCCCGATCAAATGGCCTTCAACATCTCAAACGCGATCGGTCGCGACCTCGACGTCGAGCAGGCCGCAGACCTCTGGCTCGAGCTGAACCGGAAGGCCGAGTCGGCCGGCGCGCTCCGCCGAGGGAAACTCCCTAGCCTCGACGCATACTCCGGCCAGATCGACGTCGACCAGCTCCTCCCCGGTCTCTCCGATCAGGGTTACGACATCGGCATGCTTTTCGGAGATGATCTCGCCGCCGCCGGCCATATCGCCGGGACCGAGGCGCAGCTTGTCCAGCGCGAGGCCCTCGACTTCCTCGGAGATGCCGTGGGCGCAGTCGAAGGCCCGAGCCCCTACCGTATGAGTTTCCAGACGTGGGAGGAGGAGGTCCGTGATCTTGAATACGCGATCCGGGAAAACGACGCCGGCGCCGCCGCCCGCCGCCGCTACGCCGAGCTTGTCCCGCAGTACCTCGACGAGCCCGGCCTCGACTTCGAGGACCTGTACGCTCGGATCGTGAGCACCGCCCGCAAGGCCGGAGAGGAGGTTCCCGATCATGCCCGGATTCCGTGGGGATGAACGCCCAAACTCGACCACCGGCGCCAGTCGCCAGAAGCTGGCAGAGTGGGAGGCCGGCGCGTTTACTGTCCTTCGCCGCCAGCGCGACGCCTCGACCCCCATCGACGACGAGCTCCCGGAGGACGCGTGGCAAGACCTCGACGAGATGAGATCCGCACTCTCTCGCATTCCGCACGCGTAGGATTCCTCTCGCCGGAGCGCGATGCCCGGCCAGACAGAAAGAGGCGCCCGCGATGGGAGCAGCAGCAGAAGCACCGGCAGCGCCGGCAACAGGAACACCACCGCCGGCGACCGGCGCAGGTGCAACACCGCCAGCAACGCCACCGAAGCCCGCAGACACCGACCCCGAAGGTCTCGGCGAAACTGGCCTCAAAGCACTACGAGCGGAACGAAACCGCGCCGACGCCTCGGAGCGAGCACGCCTCGCCGCCGAGGCCGAGCGCGACGAGCTCCGCACAAAGAACCAGTCCACCGAGGAGAAGGCGATCGATGCCGCGAAGAAGGCCGGACGCGACGAGGCGACGCTCGAAGCGAACCGGCGGATCACGAGATCCGAGATCCGAGGCGCCGCCGGCGGTAAGTTGCAAGATCCAGAGGACGCCGCCGCAATGCTCGGCGACCTCGACCGCTTCATCGTCAAAGGCGAAGTGGACGAAAAGGCGATCACGTCGGCGATCGACGAGCTCGTGAAGGCCAAGCCCTACCTCGCCGCTGCAGGTAAGGCCCGGCCGCTCCCCGGCGGAGGCGCGACGCAGAGCTCCGGGACCAGTTTCAATGACACGATTCGCCGGCGCATCCGCGGCGGCTGACCAGGAGGTCCCCAAAAAATGCCTACTTACAACGATCAGATCACTCGCGAGGATGGGCAAGCGCTCATGCCCGAAGACATCGCGACGGAGATCCTCGGCAACATCGCCGCCGACTCCGTGGTGATGAACCTCGGCCGCCAGCTCCCCAACATGTCGCGCAAGCAGCGCCGCATGCCCGTGTGGACCCAGCTCCCCCAGGCCTACTTCGTGAACGGCGACACCGGCTTGAAGCAGTCCACGAAGGCCGCGTGGGACAACGTCTTCATCGAGGCCGAGGAGATCGCCTGTTTCGTGGTGATCCCCGACGCGGTGGCCGACGATGCCGACTACGACATCTTGACCGAGGTCCGCCCCGGGATCATCTCGGCCATCGGCAAGGTTTTCGATCAGGCGGTGCTGTACGGGATCAACGCCCCGAGCTCGTGGCCCGACGCTCTCTCGATCGGCATCGAAGAGGCCGGCCACCGCGTGACCCTCGGAGATGTCGGCGACCTGTACGACGACCTCATGGGCGAGGGCGGAGTGCTCTCGCTGATCGAAGAGGACGGCTACTTCCCGAGCGGCCACGTCGCCGCGCTCCGGATGCGCGCCAAGCTTCGCGGCCTTCGCGAGAAGGATGTCGACGGGAACGCCACCGGATCGCCGATCTTCACGTCGGCGAAGATGGCCGACGGCCCGACCATGTACGCGCTCGATGGGGAACAGCTCATGTTCCCCCGCAATGGTGCGATGGACCCGGCCCGCTCGCTCCTGATCTCCGGCGACTGGTCGCAGCTCGTATGGAGCATCCGCCAAGACCTGACCTACAAGGTCATCACCGAAGGCGTCATCACCGACGCCTCCAACAACATCATCATGAACCTCCCCCAGCAGGATTCGAGCGCGCTGCGCGTCGTCTTCCGGGTGGGTTGGGCACTCCCGAACCCGATCAACCTCGTCAACGAGGACGAGGGAACCCGCTACCCCTTCGCCTCGCTGGAACCCGTCGGCGCAAGCTGACCTCGAGGGCGAAGCTACCAACATGAGCGAGGACGGGGACGAGCTGGCCGAAGTGGCCGTGATCGTCCCCGTCCTTCGCCGGCCTCACCGGGTGGCCCCGTTCCTTGACTCCCTCGAAGCTGCGACGCCCGAGCCCCATCGGATCGACTTCGTCGCGACCGCCGGCGACTCCGCCGTAATCGCCGAGATCCTGCGTCTCGCCGAGGACGACCCGACGATCTCGCTCCACGTTCTCGCCCCGAGCAATGTCGGCGACTACGCGCGCAAGGTGAACCACGCGTACCGCACGACCTCAGCCCCGTTCCTGTTTCTCGCCGCAGACGATCTCGCCTTCCACCCCGGGTGGCTCCCCGCAGCGCTGGCCCCCTTCTCGTCGCCGGCGATCGGAGTGGTCGGAACGCAGGACCTCGCACCCACCGTCCGTTCCCTCGCCGGAGAACACGCGACACATTGCATGATCCGCCGCCGGTACGCAGACGACCTCGGCACTATCGACGAGCCCGGGAAGATCCTGCATGAGGGATACCCGCACGAATACGTCGACGACGAACTCGTCGAGACCGCCAAGGCGCGGGACGCGTGGACCTTCGCCGCCGGCTCCGTAGTCGAGCACCTTCACCCCTCGTGGGGGAAAGCACCACGCGACGCCCTCTACAACGCCCAGCGCCGGCGCATGGAAGATGGTCGGCGCGTGTACCTCCGCCGCCGCAAACTATGGTCTCTGACTCTGTCGCGGTGATCGTCGCCACCTTCGGCGAGGAGCGATGGGCGCAGCTGGCGCGCACGATCGCAGTTCCCAGCGCCGAGGCCGAGCGCCCGACCGAGCTCATCGTCCACCACGGGAGCTCGCTGCACCAGGTGCGCAACGCCGCCGCCGCCGCCGCCAGCTCCGAGTGGTTATGCTTCCTCGACGCCGACGACGAGCTCGAACCGGGATACCTCGCCGCTCTGCTCGCCGCGGCCGGCGATCTCCGCGCTCCGGCCGTCCGCTACGTGACCGGCGGAGAACCGCTCCCGCCGGCGCAGACCTTGGAACGCCGCAACATCTCGAACCTGAACCCGTGCGTGATCGGAACCCTCCTCCGCCGGGAGCTCTTCGAGGAGGCCGGCCGCTTCTGGCCCGAGAAGGCGTGGGAAGACTGGTCGCTCTTCCGCCGATGCTGGTTGCTCGGCGCAAAGATCGAGCACGTCCCCGCCGCCGTCTACCGTGTGAACGTGAACACCGCTGGCCGGAACAGCACCGTCGACCGGCCGCACACCCTGCACCGAGAGATCCTCCGCAGCCACGCGGCGTGGCTCAGAAAGGCCCGACCATGATCGCGCTCCTCGTGATGACCGACGGACGAGACCACATCTTCCAGACGATCCCCAGCGCCGAGGCCTTTCTCGACGGCCCCATCTCGGAGAAGTGGATACACGACGACTCCGGAGATCCAAGCAACGCCGCCAGACTTCGGCGAGTGTTCCCCTCGTGGCGCGTGGTCTCGACCGCTGGCCGCTCCGGATTCGGAGGCGCGATCCGCAGCGCATGGTCGACGCTGCTCGCCGAAAGCTCCGCCCCGTTCGTCTTTCATCTCGAGGACGACTTCACGTTCCCCCGGCTCATCGAGGTCGATCGGATGGCCTCCGTCCTTCTGCGCGAGAAGTACCTCGCCCAACTCGCGCTCCGCCGGCAACCGTGGAACGCCGAGGAGCTCGCCGCCGGCGGGATCGTCGAGCTCCACCCCGACGACTTCATCGCCGCCGCAGACGAACACGGGAACGAGTGGCTCGAGCACCGCCGCTTTTTCACGACGAACCCCGGCCTCTACCGGCGCGAACTGATGGAGCGAGGATGGCCGACCGGCGAGCAGAGCGAGGGTCGATTCTCCCTGCAGCTCTTCGAGGACCCCGGTGCCCGCTCCGGCTATTGGGGATCTCGTGACTCCGGCGAATGGTGCCACCACATCGGACACGTGCGCGCTGGGATCGACTACTGATGACGCGAGTCGTCGCCGTGTGCATGGCCCGAGACGAGGAGGACGTGATCCGCTCGACCGTCGCTCACATGCTCGACGAGGTCGACGCCGTGATCGTCGCCGACAACCTTTCGACCGACGGGACAAGGGCGATTCTCGACGAGCTCGCCGCCGGCGCCGAAGGCCGGCTCCTCGTGGTTGAGGACAACGATCCCGCATATCGCCAGTCGCAGAAAATGACCGGCCTCGCTCTGCGCGCCCGCCTCGACCTCGGCGCCGAGTGGGTCGTCCCCTTCGACGCTGATGAGTGGTGGTACTCCCCGTTCGGCCGGATCGCCGACGTCCTCGCCGAAGTCGCCCCGCAGTGGCTCATCACTCCGGCGCCGCTCTTCGATCACGTCTCGACTGCGCTCGACCCCGCCGAGATCGACCCGATCGCCCGCCTTGGATGGCGCCGGCACGAACCGAATCCTCTCCCGAAGGTCGCGGCGAGATGGCGCGCCGATCTCGTGATCGAGCAGGGGAACCACGGCGCGCACTACGCCGGGCGCGGGACCATGTTCGACGAGCTCCTCGTGGTCAGACATTTCCCCTATCGCTCGCCGGAGCAGGTCATCCGGAAGGTTCGCAACGGCGCGGCCGCCTACGCCGCTGCGGGCGACTCTCTCCCGATGTCCTTCGGCGCACACTGGCGCCAGTGGGGACAGATCCTCGACGACCTCGGCGAGCAGGCGATCGAGGAGCTCTACCACACGTGGTACTGGCGAGCAGAGCCACGAGCCCAGCTCGAAACCCCGGACGGAGAGATCCAGCCCGCTCTCATCTTCGATCCGGCGCCCGGCTCGTGAGCTCGATCGCCGCCCTCATGCCCTCCGGGATCACCGACGAGTGGCGCGGACGAGCCCTCGGCTATGTCGAACAGTGGTACGACCGACACTTCCCCGATGTCGAGCTCATCTCCGGCGCGTGCGCGCCCAACTCCGAGTGGAGCAAAGGCGAAGCGATCGCCGCCGCCTTCGAGCGAACCTCCGCCGAAGTCCTCGTGCTGGCCGACGCCGACTCATTCATGCTCGACCCCGCCGATCTCCGGACCGCTATCGACCTCGTCCGCCTCGCCGGCCACCCCTACGCCGTCCCTCACTCGAAGGTCTACCGGCTCCGCTCCGACGAGACGACAAGGATCACCGACGCCCCCGAGCTCGCCCCGCGCCTCGGCTACACCGTCCGCCCAGTCTACGAAGGCCCGATCGGCGGAGGAATCACCGTCGTCGCGCGCTCCGCCTTCAAGCTCGTGGGCGGGATCGATCGCCGCTTCCTCGGATGGGGAGGCGAGGACGTTGCGTTCGGATGGGCACTGCAGACGCTCGCCGGCGAAGGCCAACGCCTCGCCGGCCGCCTTGTCCATCTCTGGCACCCTCACCCAGCGCCGAACCTTCGAGGTTCCCCGGCCTCCGAGGAGCTCGTGGCGCGGTATCGGGCAGCGCGAGGAGTTCGCCGGCGGATGGCCGCAGTCGTCGCCGGCGAAGAGTGGATTCCCGCTCCACCGCTCGAAGCTCCGGTACGGTTCCGGATGACCGCCAACCGAACATCGCTCCGGCTCCCGTGCGGGGACCTCGTCAAGTTTCGAGGATCTCTCTACGAAACCGTCGATCCGGACGAGGTCGAGCAGATCCGAACCTTCGCAATCGTCAGAGAGGAGCGCCAGCGATGACCACCTTCGTCTCCCCATTGGAGCTCGCGCAGTATTTCAACGGGACCACGAACCTTGCCGATCTCTCCCCGGAGTGGATCGCGCAAGCTCAGATCCTCCTCGAGATGATCTCCGCCGACGTTGAGGCCGCCGCCGGAGTGCCGATCGAGGCCGGCTCCGGGACCGTGGTTCTCGCCGGGACGTGGTCAAGAGACCTCGTCCTACCCGCAGGCCCCATCCGCAACGTCACCGCCGTGACGATCAACGGCCTTGCGATCGACGCCGCCGGCTACTACTTCAACGATCGATCGATTCTCCGCCGAGGGATGAACGCCCTCGACCTCCTCGACGACAGCGACGACGACAACTCCGGGCACCAAGGCGCGAACAGCCGCGCCGGGCGCGGATGGTCCGGACCCGCGGCGACTGTCGCCGTCGAGCTCGAGTGGGGATTCGCCGCACCCGTCCCCGACTTCATCCGATCGCTCGTGCTGCGCATTGCGGCGCGCACCTTCGGCAACGTCGGCCAGATCACACAGGAAACCCTCGCCGTCTACTCCGTGAGCTATGGCGCTTCGACCAACACGAACGACGGTTCGCACGTCACGAGCTCAGAACGGAAGCGCCTCCGTAAGATGCTCAACCGCACCGGCGGAACGATCTCCGCCGGCGGAAGGTAACCGCGTGGACCCTTCCCGCCTCCTCCACCAACCGATCATCGTCGAGCACACCACGCAAACCGGGCCGCCCGACGAGATGGGCGATCCGACCGAGGAGACCACGTGGACCCGCTTTCTCGGCTACGTGTGGCAGACCTCCGCGAATGAGCTCACCGGAAACCAGCAGGTCGAGACCGAGCAGTGGCAGCTCGCCATCGAGCGCAGCGCCTCCGGCCGGATCGACGCCGGCGACCGGATCATCGCAAACGGCCAGCTTGTCGCCGGCGCACTCGTCCCCAACGTGGGCGAACCGTTCAATGTCGCCGGCCCGCCGTGGCCCGTGCTCAACCCGCGAACCCAGCTCGTCGAGTACGTGACCGCCAAACTCGACCGGAGCGCGTGACCGTGGCCGCCCGCTTCCGCTTCGAGCCCGACCCCGACGGAATCTTCGAGGCCTCCTCCGGCGAGGCAGTGCGCGGAATCCTCACGCAGCGCGCCCAGGATGCAGCGAAAAAGGTCCGCCAGCTCGGCCCGAAGAAGAAGGGCGCATTTTTCAACTACCGGAAAAGTGTCAAAGCGCGAGCAGCGAAGAAGGTCGGTCGCGGGTACGAGGCCGCCGTCGAAGTTGACTCTCCCGGGTGGCACCTACCCGAATACGGGACGAGCTCAATCCAGCCGACCGCCCCGATCCGCCGAGGCGTGAAACTCGCCGGCCTCGACTTCAAGGAAGGGAACTAGCTCGTGTCCGATCTCTTCATCCCGCCGAACATGGAAGCACTCGTGAGCGCCTTCCTACGCGACCAGCCCGAGCTCGTGGACCTCGTCGCGGACCGTGTCTATACTGCGATCCCGAAGGATGCTGCCTACCCGCTCGTGCGCGTGGTACAGCTCCTCGACACCCCGGCCGGCGCCCCGCTCTACTCCGTCGCCTTCGACATGCAGGTCGAAGCGTTCGGCGGATCGAAGGCCGACGCGTGGCGGATCGCAAGTACCGCTCGAGCTCTCATCGACGCCCGCCTCCTCGGCGACTACGCCGGTTTTGGCGTGGTGAACGGCAGCACACCAGGCGCGTTGCTCGACCTTCCCGACGAAGACTTCACCCCGGCAAAGCCCCGTTGGCTCTTCTCGTCCACCATCTACGGCCGACCAGGCGCTACCGTCACGAGCTGACGAGCGGAACGCCTCCGCTCGCAGAGCTCAGGAGGCCGCCCCTCATGCCCACACAAGCACCCGAAGAGATCGTCATCGCCGGGACTGGCACGATCTACCACGCACCCGAAGGCACGCCGCTCCCCGGCTACCTCACGGACGCTCTGGACCCCAACTTCCTCGGAGTCGGCTTCACGACCGACGACGGTGCGAAGTTCACCGACGAGAAGAGCACGAACGACGTTCGCCCGTGGCAGAGCTTCTACCCTGTGCGGACCCACATCACCGAGCGGTCGGCGATGATCGAGGCGACGCTCCTGCAGTGGAACGAAGCGAACATGATCCTCGCCTACGGTGGCGGAGGGATCACCCAGCCCCGCCCCGGCGAGTACCGCTACAGCCCCCCGAGCCCGGAGGAGCTCACGATCGTTGCGATCGTGATCGACTTCGCAGACGGCGCGAAGAACTATCGGTTCTCCGCTGGCCGCGCCTTCGTCACGAGCAACACTGAGAGCGTGTGGGCGAAGAGCGGACCCGCGCTTCTCCCGATCACTTTCCAGATCCTCGCGCCGGCCGAAGGCTCCGACCCGTGGAACATCGACTCCGACGATCCGGCCTTCGCGCCCGTCGCGAGCTGAACCAGTGGCGAAGCTCAGCATCACATACCGCACCGCCCGCCAACCCGACGAGGTCACTCTCGGCGCCTTCTCGCAGATCGCTGCAAAGCGCCGGTACGGTCTCGAAGCGACAAAGAGCGATGACCCCGAGGTCGCTCTCTTCGGTTGCTTCGTCGAGCTCGAAGGCCCCGCCTCTGCGAAAGATCCGGAAGCGTTCGACGCGTGGCTCATCACCGTCGAGACGTTCGGCCTCGTCGTCGAGGAAGGCCAGGACCCCGAGGACCCTACGCCGGCGGAGACCCCGTCTTCCGACACGTCGCCAGAGTCTCCGCCGACCTCGGAATAGACCCGTGCTCAGTCCTTCACGCACCGGGAGAGCTCTTCGAGGAGCTCTCCCGGGCGCACCGGGACCGATGGACGCACACAGACGAGCTCCTCGCTCTCGTCCTGCAGAAGCTCGACGAGCTCGTGATCCTCACCGGCCGAGCATGGTCGGACCCGAAGAAGATCTCAGGCCGAGCTCCGAAACCGTACCGATACCCTCGTCCGTCAGAGCTGCACACAAAGCGCAAAGGCTCGACACCCGAGCAGATCCGCCGATTCTTCCGGCGACAGTGAACGAGGAGGTGAGCGATGGCACGTGACAAGGTCGGGACCGGATACGTCCCCATCAAGCCCGACACCGACGGCTTCGGGAACGAGCTCGAGAAAGGATTGGACAGAGAAGGCACGCCGGCCGCGTCGCGCTCCGGCGACAAGATGGCAAGAGCCGCGGCCGGAGCGTTCGCCGCCGGAGTCGCTCTGATGGGGAAGGCCGTCCTCGACTTCTCCGGCTTCGAGAAGCAGATGAACGAGGTGTTCACGCTGCTACCCGGCCTCTCCGGCGACGCTATGGGGAAGATGACGGAAGACGTCAAAGGCTTCGCGACCGAGTTCGGAGTACTCCCGCAAGAGGTAGTCCCCGCCCTCTATCAGTCGATCTCGGCGGGGGTCCCCGCCGACAACGTCTTCGCCTTCCTTGAAACAGCACAGAAGCTAGCGAAGGGCGGAGTCACCGACCTGACAACCGCAGTAGATGGTCTCTCGTCCGTCGTGAACGCATACGGCGCCGACATTCTCCCGGCCACCAAGGCCTCCGACCTCATGTTCACCACGGTGAAGCTCGGCAAGACGAACATCGACGAGCTATCGGCCGCCCTCTTCCAGGTCACGCCGACCGCGGCCGGCCTCGGAATCGAGTTCGGCAACGTGACCGCCGCTCTCGCAGCGATGACTCTCCAAGGTGTGCCGACGTCGGTCGCGACGACACAGCTCCGCCAGCTCTTCGTGGAACTGTCGAAAGAAGGCAGTGGCGCCGCCGACATGTTCAAGCAGCTCTCCGGAAAAAGCTTCCGGGACTTCATCGCCGCCGGCGGCAACGTCCAAGAGGCGCTGCAGGTCATGGAGAAAGGCGCTGCCGACACCGGCCTCTCGATCTCTGACATGTTCGGCAGCGTGGAGGCCGGCTCCGCAGCGCTGGCCCTCACCGGCGGAGGAACCGAGGCCTTCACGAACGCTCTCACCGGCATGAACGACAGCGCCGGCGCAACCGAGGCCGCCTTCGAGCAGATGAACCAGGGACTCGGCGCGACGATTGACAGGCTCAAAGCGAAGTTCTCCGTCGCCCTCCTCAACATCGGCGAGGAGATCGCCCCGACCATTGCGGTCGTCGGCGAGTCCGTCGGCATGCTCCTCGACCTGTTCTCAAAGATTCCCGGCCCGCTGCAGGCCGTCATCCTCCTCGTCGGAACCCTCAGCGCCGGCCTCTTCGCCTTCGCCGGCCCGATCATGAAAGGTGTCGCCCTCTTCCAGAAGCTCGGCGGAGTGATGACGCTTCTCGCAGCGAACCCGTGGATGATTGCGGTCCTCGGCCTCGTCGCCGTAACCGTGCTCATTGTCAAGAATTGGGACAAGGTCAAGGAGACCCTCTCCGCCGTGTGGGGATGGATGCGCAGCGCCGGCCAAGCGGTCGGCGACTTCTTTGTCGGACTGTGGAACGGCGCTACCGCTGCAGTCTCCGCTGCGTGGAACGGCCTTGCCGAGTTCTTCCGCCAGTGGTGGCCTCTTCTTCTCGGAATCTTTACCGGCGGTATTGGCCTTATCGTCGCCGTCGTCATTCAGAATTGGGATGCGATCTCATCGAAGATCTCCGGAGTCATGTCCGCAATAGTGGGTTTTGTTCAGTCCGCGTGGAACACCGTGTGGTCGATCGTCTCAGGGATCGGCGGGAGCGTGGTCGGCTTCATCACTGGCATTCCCTCTCGGATCGCTGGCGCCTTCGGAACCCTGGCAGGGATCATCTCCGCACCATTTACAGCCGCATTCAACACGATCAAGACAATGTGGAACGCGACCATAGGAGGCTTCGGATTCACGCTCCCGTCGTGGATTCCCGGCGGATACGGTGGAAAGAGTTTCAGCATCCCATCAATGGCATTCGGCGGAGTCGCTACTGGCCCCATGCTTGCCCACATCGGCGAGTACGCCGGCGCCGCCTCGAACCCGGAGATCGTCACCCCGCAGAACATCATGCGAGAGACCATGATCGACGCCATCGCGACCGCCGGCGGAGGAGGCTCCTCCGGGCTCACGGTGAACGGCCCGCTCATCGGCTCGGCCACCATCCGCGACGACCGCGACATTGTCGAGCTCTCCCGTGAGTTGGCCCGCGAGGTCGAGCGCCGCAGCAGAGGCGCCGGGAAGCGCCTCGGAGGAGTGAACGCGACATGACCTCGACCACTTTCACGTTCGACGGAGTGGCCTCGACCACGATCCCCGAGCTCCTCGTGACCCGAGTCCGCCGGCCGCTCGTCGCCGCCCGCCGAGACGAGTACGTCGAGATCCCCGGCCGGGAAGGATTCTGGCTCTTCCCCGAGAAGGCCGGCTCGAGGATCATCACGCTCGAGCTCGACTTGCTCGCCGGCAGCTTCGCCGAACGGCGCGCCGCAGTGATCGCCCTCGCCGATCTCCTCGACCGCCCGATCGCCCTCGGCAAGCTCATCGTCTCCGACGAGCCCGACCGCTTCCACCGCTGCAGACTCGCAAGCTCCCCGGACCCTGACGAGTGGCTCAACCACGGCGCGTTCTCAGTGGACCTCAGCGCCGAGCCCTACGCCCAGCAGAACACCCCGACCACGCAGACCTTCGCCGCCGCCGGGAGCGGGGTCCCCCAACTCTTCACCCCCGCCGACAAGGTCTACGGCATCCCCGAGATCGAGGTCACGGCGAACTCCGGGACCGTGACCTCGCTCGTCCTCAACGTCAACGGAGACGTACTGACCTACGCAATCCCCGGGACCGGCCTCACCGCCGGCCAGACATTGACGATCTCCTCTCTCGGCTTCGTCGCGACCCGTGGGACCTCCGGCGACCCGGACCTCGTCGGGGCCTTCATCCCCGCGAACCTCGACATGACCACCGTCTCCGGCGACTTCGGCTACATCGTGGCAGGCGCAAACACGATCACCGCCACGCGCACCGGGACCGCCATCACGCTCGGAGTCGCCGTTCGCTGGCGCCGGAGGTCCCGCTAGTGGCCCGCCCGCTCGTGTGGGTCTACACCCTTTCAGGCGCGAAATCCCTTCCGCTTCACGAGCTCGACAACCTCACCGTCGAGGATCGACTGAACGACATCGAGACCCTCACGTGGGGGATTCGCGCCGACGACTCCAAGGCCTTCGCCGTGCTCCCGGACCGCTCCGTCGAATACGCCGGCCGCTTCTATCGCATCGAAGAACTCCGCCAGTACCGCGCCGGAGCTCAGGCGATGGTCGAGGTCTACGCCGAAGCGCGCTGGATGGACCTCGGCAAAATCATCCGCGCCGGTTCGTTCGCGATCCTCGGCAAGTCCGCCCTCGTGGGGCTGACTGCGATCCTCGACGGGACCGGATGGACCGGCGCAATCACCCCGGCGGACGGAGGCCTCTACAGCATGGAGGACCTCGACGCCTCCTCGCTCTCTCTAGTCCGGCGCTGGGCTGGCATCGTCGGCCGAGAAATCAGCTTCGACACTGCGACAAAGACCGTCACCCTCGTGACTGCGATCGGCCAAAATCGGGGAATCGGCTTCCGGTGGGGAAGCAATATCCGCTCGGTGCAGCGCCGCTACCGGCCGCCCGTCGCCACGAGGCTCTACCCGTTCGGCGCGAATAACCTCGACATCACCGGAGTAAACCCGTCGGGGCTGCCCTTCGTCGAAGATTACTCGTGGTACACCGCGCAAGGATTATCGCTCGTCCAAGCAAAAAGTCTCTTCCGTAAAGACCAGGTGTGGGTCGATGCCCGCTACCTAACTGCAATCAACCTTTTCGACGCGGCGAACCGCCGGCTCGCCTCGCTCGCTCAGCCCGTGCTCTCCTACGAGCTTTCGGTAGCGGACTTCTCTCAGCTCACCAGCTCGACCGCCGACGACGTCGCTCTCGGCGACACAGTGCGCGTGAGAGATGCCGGATTCGGTATTGACCTCGCTACACGCGTGGTCCGTCTCGTGGCCCGGCCTCTCCGCCCGCAAGACAACGAAATCGAGCTCGACTACCTGCAGCCCGGCCTCTCCGATGTTGAGAACTCGGAGACATCGCGATCGATCGACTACGGCGAAATCGCAATACTTGCCGATTCCAACTCAGCGATACAGACGATCGCCGCAAGCTCGACCGTCCTGGCAAGTATCCAAATCACCAGCACCGGCGCCACGACAATTGTCGCCGGCGGAACAATCAAAGGCACTGCGACCGGGACCGGCACCGTGCGATGGTCGCTCGCCGTTGATGGAGTGGACGAGCTCCCGACCTTCGACTTCGCATTCATCGCAGGACAGGTCGAGTTCTCGTGGCCGACATTCGCGACCGGGATCGACGCAAGCTCGACAAAGACGATCACATGGCGCGGACGCGTAATCTCCGGAGCCGGTACTATCGCCGTCGCAATCGGCGAGGCGCGTGGTTGGATTCTTGTCCGCGGCGCCGTTGGAATTGGAGTGTCGAACTCCCCGAACCAGTCCATCGAGGAGACGCTCGTCCTCGTCGAGCTCGGCCTCTCGGACTCCGTGCTCATCGAGCTACAGACCGCCGGAGCTGACCTAGACGATCTCACCCCTTCGGAGACTTTCGCTCTCGTCGAGCTCGGCCTCGACGACACCACCGCCCCACCCGTCGTTACTCTGATCTAGTCGAAGGAGCAAACCAAAATGCAACCGTTCACTATCCAAGAAAACCCGCACGCCGCCCACGATCTGGTCTCGGAACTGATGGCGCTCTCCGTTTTAGGCGTCAAAGGGACCGTCTCCGTCGAGATCGTGGACGATCGGACCGGGCGCGTGTTGGCACGCGAGGAAGCCCCTAACTATGTCAACACGAGCCAGTGGTCCCGCTTCGCGAAGGCGATCCAAAAGCTTGCATGGACGTACGGATACCAAGGGGATTCGACGACCGTCACCAACCGCACGACCGACGCAAGAGACCCGCGGACCATTCCGACGCTCCGCAACGACATCGTGGCTTGCTGGACAGACACCACCGCCGAAGATTCGACCGACGAGTTTGCGCTCGGCGAGGTCGTCGCGTGGGCGCACCGCTTCCAGCAAGGCTCTCCCTCAACCCGCCAAGGCCTTGTGCAGCCGGCGCTCTGCACGCTCACCGACTCCGCCGTGAAATGGGTGTGGGAGTGGGCAACCGGGAACGGAAACGGGACTTTTCAGTCGGTCGGCTGGCGCCGTCTTGCCATGCTCGCCAACAGCGGAGACACGCCGATCTATGACCTCCCCCAGCTCTCGCGCCGGATGACCGCAATCGGAACGAACACCGTCGGCCAGGTCTCTGCGACCACCGAAAGTTGGACCGCCGGCCCTACCTCGACCTTTGTCGCATTGTTTTACAACTCCACGGACGGCAAGTTCTACGGCCTCCTCGTCGCCGCCAGCTTTCTTACGAAGCTCTTTTCGTCGGCCGTCACGATCGACGCCGCTGGCAACTATTCGACCGGCAACTTCGTGGACGAATCAGCGAACGCGCTCGCCGCCGGCCTCCGAGGGAACAGCTACGCCACAAGCTCCGGATTCGGTCACGGGATAACCCGCCTCGGCGCCGGCGACTGGATCGTCGTCGGCCACAGCGGAAGCGCTGCAGCTCGCCGGCCCGAGATCCGGCGCGTCACCGGCGCAGGCGTAGTGAGCTACACCAACGCGAACGGCGCAAGCTACGCCGTCGAATCAACATTTATGGATGTGACCTACGATGGCACTGACCTCTTCGTTGTCGCCCGAAACGGCAACCTCGGAACCTCGTTCATTCACAGGATCAACCCGGCGACCGGGACGATCTCAGCAACCCTCACTGTCTCCGGCCTCCCCCTCTATTTTCCGGCGATCACCACCGCCGCCCGAGGCTTCGCCGGGATCGAGTGGGACTCCTCCCGTTCGTGCCTATGGATCACTACCAACGACGGCTACCTGTTCAATGTGGACACGTCCGGAGTGTGGGGTGGTGTGCTCCTATCTGACACCACCAACGAATACCCGATCACTGCTGCCACCCTTTCCGGCCAGCACAACGCGTTACGCATGGGATCGCTCGGACTGCTCGACGTCGATCAGGTACAGGTCCAGTTCGCCGGCGGAACGAACCAAGCCAGCTCGCAAACCTGGCCCGGCAGCCAGTCGGCGCAGCAGGCCAACCCGTCGAACCCGTATCCGTCCACGTTCCGCGGGCGCCTCTTCACAATGGACGGCTCAATATGGGCGCACCCCGACCCCGTCGGGCAGAACTCACCGTCTTTCTGCAATGCAAACGCCTTCGAGGAGCTCCCAGCATTCGCGACTCGCTCGCTCCTCGGAGCGTCAGTCACCAAAAATGGTTCGCAGACCATGCGGATCGCGTACACCATGACTTTCACGTAAAACAGGAGACCCCGCAAGGGTCCGTCGCTGAGATCGCCGCCGGAGGTACCCTCGACCTCGTGATCGAGACCGACTTCCACAACTGGCAGCGACACCGGCCGGCGCCGGATCCGAAGTTCGCGAGCTTGTCGCCGAACCTCGCAGCGATCGGCGACGAGCTCTCGAAGCGATGGGGGATGACCAACCTCGGCGGCTACCAGTGGCGCACCATTCGCGACGGGCACGATCCGAGCTCCCACGGCTACGGGTCGGCGACCGACCGACGCTACGCCGAGGCCGGCCGAGTGGTCGCCGTGTCGGAGATCCTCCCGTGGCTCATCGAGAACAGTCGTGAGCTCCACGTTCAAGCGATCCACGACTAC